GGTATAAAGGAAGCTGTGGATATAGCTATCGATGAAAACTAATGAGTGTATGCTGATAATGGTGAAGTTATAAAAAGTGCATAAATATATAAAATACGTGCGTAAAATCTATATATAATATATAAATAATACGCACGCATAATAATAATGAATAGTAAAATGGCATACAAAAGGTTGATTAATAAGCCATTTTATGGATGGAAACCTTTAACCTTTTTCGGAGTACGCATACCTTTAACACCTTTACCAACAACAAAACCACCAGCAGCAGGCAAAGCGTCACCACTAATACCAAGCCATCGCCAAACCTTATTAGGCAAAGATTGAGTATCCTCATACTTCTGTTGAGTCCAACGACTGGCATCATTCGTAGCGTCAATAGATAATTGTTTAGTTGCAGAACGTACATCATTATCTATCTTAATACCTGCTTTTTGCTCATAATTAAGAGCAGCAGAAGAGACATACATACGGGCAGCAGCATCAGACATACCACGCTGAGCAGCAAAAAGAGCAGACTGAGCGATAACATTAGCTAAACCTGCCTGTTTTTCAGCAGGAAGCCAAGACAAATTAACCTTTGCAATACGATTTTGGGTATCAGCAAGAGCAGCATTCATTGAATCGAGATAAGCACGATTAGCTAATGATTGGTTTTGAGCAGTAACCAAATCAACACGAGCATCCAAAGAGTCCTTTGCATATTGATTTTCTAATTGTTGATAAATATTCTTTAACTCCCAATTCTTGGTTTGAGCAGACAAAGATTGCAAAAGAAACATATTCTGCATACGTTGAGACTCTGTCATCTGACCTGTATAATCAGCTTCTTCTTCAGCTTTACGAACCTCAGCAGAACGCACATCTTTTTGAGCGTTAATATCCATCTGTTGAGCAATCATCTGGGCAGCAGACGAGCCAGAAGCATTAATACCTTGAGCTAAAGTTTCACCAGAATTAGACATTCCAGTTGATGGTATAGAACCACTAACAGAACCAGCAGAACCATTCATCATAAGGTTAGGATTTAAACCTGCCTCTTCCCAACGCTTACGTTGGTTAGAAGCAGTATTATAATCTCTATCCATCAAATACATTTTTTCTTGCCACTCTCTTTGTGCTTGTGCATTTTTATCCTGTTTATTAGCACCAAAAAAAGAACCAATAAGACCAGCACCGGCAGAAAGAGCAGCAGCGCCAAGAGTAGCAGACATAAGCAATAAAATTAAATTAAACAAAGCCCCCTAAAAAGGGGGCATTAATTATTCATGGTCATCAGAAAACATAGACAAAATATAATTGTCCATATTCTTACGAGCAGAGGCAAGCTTAGCCTTTTCCTCAGAATCTTTCATTTCAGAAAGCTCCTTGTCATAATCATCAATAAATGAAGACAAAGCAGACTTCTTATCCGAAAGAGACTGCAAATATCGTGAATCGGTAAAATCCATCTTCTTGAAGTCATCCAAAGCGGCGAACTTTTCAGAAAGCTCTTGAGGCATATCGTCCTTAACCTGAGTAAATCGAGACAAAATACCATCCATAAGCGACTGAGAAATACGCATATCGGAAATACGATTAAGAAGTGTAACATCAGAATGAAAAGATATACCTTCATCACAGAAATCGTGCTGCAAATCCTCACCAATAGGAGGAACGTAACACATAGTTTTATAATTTCTAATACTCATAATATATAAAATAATTAGTTTGAATAAGGAAGACCATAACGACTCAAGTTGCGAGTAACATAAGCCATATTGACCATACCAACATAAAGTTTATCATCCGAAACCAAATAGTTATCTTGATTAACAAAAATACTATTACAAAGTGACGGGCGACAGTTAAAAAGTTCTGGTGCAATCTGCATAGATGAAAGATTATGTCGACAAATTTCATCAATCATATTAGCAGGGAGACCAGTGACCCAAGAATCAAGGGTGAAACAAAAATCACCATTATACTTATCAAAATTAGTTTTGTACTCAGCGTAACGAGGAGCATATCCATAAGATTTAGCAAAATTCTCATCATTAGCAAAAGCATGATTTACTGAATTGAAAGATGGAGCTTGAACCTCAAAAAGATAATTCTGCTGCATACCAATACTATCCATCTCAGGTATAACAAAATCTGAAGCATCCGTCTTACAAAGAGTACGGTCAATACCTATATGAGCATAATCAAGTACCGGTGTACAACGATAAATACCCATAACAACACCATAAGTGTCGGCAGTAAACTTAATCTTAGAAGAACCGTTGCCAATAGGAGAAGCCTTATAATTAGCTTGCTGGTCACCAGACAAATTCTGGTTGACAATAGGATTAATATCAATCATAGAAGATGAACCACCAATAAAGTAAGAAACATCATCAGCATGCTTAGGCTTAACACCAAAATGAGCTTCAATCTGACTAGCAAAATCCACATCATTAGCTAACTGAATCTCCTTATACTTCTGAGCAGCATAAGCCTGACGCAAAGCAGCAATAGAAAGCGAAGGACCAAGAGTAGAAGGGTCAGAGGAAGTCGAACCTTTCAAAGATGAAACACGCATACCTGTATTAGTGAACTTAACAGTATCACTATTAACAGCACCAAGATAACTATAGCCCTCATCTGCTGTATGAAGACCGGAACCATCAACATCAGCAATAGTACGTTTAGTGCGAAGAAGAGAAACATCAGAAGTAACAGCTGTAGAAGGAGCAGAAATCTGTAAATTATTCAATACAATATCTCCAGAAGCAGAAGAACCAGTAAGACTAACAACGCTTTCAGAACCAAACTGAGCAGTTGGAAGAACACCATTAAGATAATCTAAAGGAAGATTACTAAAGCGCAAATCCAAAAAATTCAATCTATCAGCATTAGCACCAGTTGTAAAATTTATCTGGTCAAGCTGAGGAGATAAATCCATTGAACCAGACGGCTTGACATAATCAACATTACACAAAGATGCGTCATATCCCTGCCACTGGCGAAACTGATAATGGTCGTTACAAATTTTCTGATAAGCAAGCAAACGGAAAATAGACACGTTAGGAAGATGTTTCATACCAGAAACAGAAGCAGGGTCGAAATGAGCGGGTGACATATTCTGATAATCAAAACGACCATAACCAAGCATCTGGAGCAACTTAGAAGAAGCAGCCCAACGGAATTCACCATTGTTATCAAAAACAGAATCAGGGAATTTGGTCATGAAAGGGTCACCTAACTTAGACCTAGCAGCCTGACCCATACCATATAAATACTTATGCAAAGCAAAATAAGAAACATAAGGCATGCCTGTAGTAACTTGTTCATTAGAAAAAGGAGAGGTAGCAATACGAGAAACATCTTTTCCAGAAGCACTAGACTTCATATTCAATACTTGGGTATTGAAATATTTCCAAAGCTGTGAATAAGGAACAAAAAAGAACTGAACATTCTCACGAAGACGAGTGAATGCCGCAGTCTGCAATGGAGCAGTACGAGTAAAATAACTTGCATCAATACGAATAGAATCACCAGGGTTCATTTCATAAACAGCGCAAGGCAAGAGTTCACCGATTTTAGCGGTGAAAAGATTTCGGGCTGAAACATCAAAAGAGTTTCGAGACGGCTTATTTTTAAGACCGTGTAAACCCATAACATTAGAACGATTTGCCATAAAAATATAAAATTTAAATATTAAACTTATAACGGTCAGCTATCTGTCTATGTTTAATCCGTAAACGGAATTTATTTCTAACAGAATTAGACCAATTAACAAAATCAACACTAGAGGATAAAGTATCAAAATCAGTAATAGAGGCATAGTAAGCAGAAGCAAATTCTGCATCCAACTGACACATAGATAAATTATCTGTAAGCCTAGAATAATCAATAAAATTATAATAAGACTTGTAAATATCATAATAATCACGCAAACCAAAACCCAAGGAATCAGCAGCGGAAACAAAACGCTTAGAAGCATAAAGGACAGAACAAAGCGGAGATAAAAGTTTCAAATCCGAATGCAAGCAAGCTAAACACTGAGGAGCACAAAGTGAAGCAAGCGAAGCAAATTCATTGTCCTTTCCAAAATACCACGCATTAAAAATATGCGAAGCAAAATTCAAAACACTACCTAATTGCTCATACTTTCTGAAGACGAAATTGTCGGCAAAAAGCGTAAGTTTTCGAAATACAATTCTATCATTCTCGCAAGCTGAGAAGCTATATCTCGGTAACAATCTACCGACAAGCGACCGCCTAACGGAATAAGTATATTGTTCGCCTGACCAAGAGATAACATTAATTTTTCCGAGATTTGAAAAGTCTCTGTTTTGAAAAGACTCTTTAATGTCTTCTTTCTCAGAAA